GACTCAAAGACCTGCTGGAGAAAAAGACACAAACAAAACCGGCTGCAAAGCCGCAACCGCGCCGGGTATCAAAACCGGCGGCGCAGCACTTTGACGACTGGTAAGGAGGTAACACATGGCAGACAAAAAAGAACTGCGGGCGCGGCTCGACTTCCGAAAGACAGCCCTGACAGCTGCAAGGCAAGCATACACGGCCCTGCTGTCCGGTCAGGTGCAGTCCTACACGATCGGAAGCAGGAACCTCACGAGGCTCGATCTTGAAAAGCTCAAGAAAGAGATCGACGCGCTCGAGAAAGAGATCGACGAACTGACCGCGCAATTGAGCGGGAACTCAAGGCGCCGAGCGGTGGGCGTAGTCCCGCACGACTGGTAAGGCGCACAACTTAATAACGGGTAAACGCGCTAATCTGCATATTTTTCGCAAATATGCACGTTAACGCTTTACTACGGCAGACACCGGACGGGAGTTCTTGCTCCTTCTCTCTTCCGGCCTGCCGTTTTCTAATTTCAAACAAGGAGGTGAGAAAGATCAGGTACGACAGACAGCGGGGAATGTATGTCCCCGACAGCGTAAGACCGCAGAACAAGGGCTACGGAGAAGCGGGCGCCAGCTGGCAGAGAAAAGCCGTTAAGGCCTTTAATGCTCCCAGCGGATCCGCTCACGAGGATATAGATTTTAATAACTTCACACTCAGGCAACGCGCCCGAATGCTTTATATGTCCTCGCCGATCGCAACGTCGGCAATTAAAACAAACCGCACAAACGTGGTAGGCGTAGGCTTGAAGCTAAAGAGCAGGATCGACCGCGAAGTTCTGGGGCTCACTCCTGAGCAGGCCGACGCATGGCAAAAGGCGACCGAGCGCGAGTGGACTCTCTGGGCTGAGGATAAACGATCGTGCGACGCAACCGGTATGAATAACTTCTACGGCCTCGAGCAGCTTGCGCTCGTTTCGTGGCTTCTCTCCGGCGACTGCGTGGGAGTTTTGAAGCAGTACGAAACCGACCGCTTGCGCCCTTATGCTTTAAGAGTTCACCTGATTGAGTCCGACAGAATTGCAACGCCGGGCAAATACGGACAAGCCGGTGCCACTTTGCACTACACGACCGGGCGAAACCCGACAACCGGGAACGCGATATATGACGGCGTAGAGATCGACGGAAACGGCGCGGCGGTGGCCTACCATATCCGCAGCAATCATCCGTTCGAGGTAGGCGCACCGACTACAACGTGGACGCGGATCCCCGCATATCAGGAGCACACGGGACTCCCGAACATCGTTCACGTTATGAACTGCGAGCGCCCCGATCAGTACCGAGGCGTCAGCATATTGGCCCCGGTTATTGAGGCAATCCTCCAGATCAGACGGTACACCGAGTCCGAGCTTATGGCAGCGGTTATCGAGTCGTTCTTCACGGCTTTTGTCAAGACTGAGGCACCGACCGACGACATGCCGTTCAACCAAGTGGAGCCGGACGAGCCGACCGAGCGCAAAGGCCCGAATGAGTACAGCATGGGCCCCGGCCAGATCAACATAATGGAACCGGGCGAGGACATTGTTTTCGGAGATCCCAAGCGACCGGCGGGCGGTTTTGACGGATTTATAACGGCAATCAGTACGCAGATCGGCGCAGCTATCGAGATCCCGGCGGATCTTCTCTTGAAACGGTTCAATGCTTCATACAGCGCGAGCCGTGCGGCTCTGCTTGAAGCGTGGAAGTCCTTCAAGATGCTGAGGGAATGGCTCGCGGACGATTTTTGCCGTCCGATATATTCCGTCTGGATGAGCGAAGCCGTGGCGCGTGGCCGTATCTATGCACCGGGATTTTTCGACAATCCCGCGATCCGCGCCGCATATCTCGGCAGCGAATGGCTCGGCCCGTCTCAGGGACAGCTTGATCCCGTTAAGGAGATCACGGCCGAAATACTCGCAGTCAGCGAGGGCTTCTCCACCCGCCAGCAGAGCACGGTCAAGCTCAACGGCGGACAATGGGACGCAAATGCGGAGCAGATCCAGCGAGAGACCGAAAAGCTCAACACACAAACCGGAAGCTCCACCGGAGAGGACGATGATCCGGGCAACAACCCGCACTCGCCCGAAAATGCAGGCAGCATGAGCGTGAAAGCCTTGCGCTCTCTCGTGCTTGCGGAGCAGATCAAACAAGCCATTAAAGGAGGGCAAGACGATGGCGAAGTTTAACTATCGCATGGGCCCCGCACCGGCCCAGCAGACGGCCACGGCGCCGAAGTTCTGGAACGTGGCAACCGTCAGCGAGGACGAGGCCGAAATAACGCTCTACGGCGACGTAGTAAGCCAGCAGCCCGTTGACTGGTGGACGGGTGAACCCGTTCCCGGCCTCTTTATCACTCCCGAGGGATTTATGGAAGATCTCGCGGCCGTGAAGGATAAGAAAAACATCACGGTCAAGCTCAACAGCTGCGGCGGAGACCTTTACACCGGTATCGCTATTCATAACGCGCTGAAAGCTCTCCCCGGCAACGTGAACGTTGTCGTGGAAGGTATCGCGGCAAGTGCTGCGAGCGTGATTATGTGCGCCGGCGACACGGTGACGGTATTCCCCGGATCCCTGATAATGATCCACGGCGTGAGCGTTATGCTCTGGGATTATATGAATATCCCGGACATGAAGCAGCTCATTAAGGGAATGGAAGCCAGCGAGCGAGCCGTTGCGGAGATCTACAACGCAAAGACCGGAATTGAGACCGACACTCTTCGCAGTATGATGACGAAGGAAACATGGTTCACCGGCCGCGAGGCTCTGGAGAAGGGCTTCGCTGATACTCTCGAGGAAACCGAAAAGGAGTCCAAGATGAGCATGAGCGCCGACAAAAAGGTGCTTATGGTCAACGGAGTGCGCCACAATATTGCGGCATTCCACAACGTACCGGGCAACATTCCGGTATCTGCACACGCTACTCCCCCTGCTGCAAAGCCGGGAGTAAATAAAAATCCGACCGCAGACGCGGCCAACGAAGAAGGAGGTAACAACCCCATGACCATCGAAGAAATGAGAGCAGCTCACCCGGAGATCGTCGCGCAGATCGAGCAGGACGCAAGAAACGCGCAGGCTCAGGCTCAGGCGGACGCAGTAAATGCGGAGCGCCAGCGCCTTGCTGATATTGACTCCATTGCGGCTTCTATCCCGGATCAGCAGCTCGTCCACGACGCCAAGTACGGCGAAAAACCTTGCACCGCGCAGGAGCTTTGCTTCCGCGTAATGCAGCAGAGCGCGGCTTCCGGCCAGCAGTTCCTTGCAGCTTACAAAGCTGACGGCGCGGCTTCCGGTACCGACAAAGTAGGCGCAGGGCCTAACGGCGGAGATCCCGCAAACAATCAGGAGCAGGACGCGGCAGAGATCGACGCCGTAGTCGACGCTTTTAACAAGACCAAAGGAGGCATCAGATAATGGGTAGACTCGACGAAAACCTCGGAACCGTAGGTTATGACAATCTCATAAACGGTATCAATCCCCCCGCTGAGGTATTCCACGTAGAGCTGGCGGCCGGTCAGGGCGTCCTCGAGCGCGGAACACTTCTCGCAACCGCTGACGGCGGTATGGTAAAGATCAGCGCGGCAACCACCGGCAAGGCAAACGCCGTGCTCGCTGATACTATCGACACCGGCGACGGTGAGGCAGTAATTGCTGTCGCATATCGCACCGGACACTTCAACGCAAACCAGCTGATCGTAGCTGACGGCTACGAGATCACCGCAGCAGATAAGGAAGCGCTCCGCGGAGTGGGTATCCTTATTTCCGACGCGGTGGAAATCTAAGAAGGAGGACGTAAAACATGCCTTTCAACTATTACGACACACACACACTTCTCGCTTCCGTTGAGAAGCTTGCGCCCGTTCATACTTTCCTGCGTGACCGTTATTTCCCTACAAATGCGGCCACCGACATTTTCACGACTAACGACGTACTCGTCGAGTACAAGAGCGGCAACAAGACCGCTGCTCCTTTTGTAGCTCCCCGCAAGGGCGGCGTGACCGTTCTCCGCGACGGCTACACTATGAAGCGCTTCACTCCTTCCTATATCGCGCCCAAGAGAACGCTCACTATTGACGATCTCACCAAGCGCGGCTTCGGTGAGGCTCTTTACAGCACACTCACTCCCGAGCAGCGTCAGGGCGTCCTTATTCTTCAGGACATCGACAAGCTCCGCGAGATGATCACTCTTCGCGAGGAAGCTATGGCGGCAGAAGTTATCTTTAACAACGGCTGCATTATGAAGGAATACGTGGACGACTTCCACAACTTCGCAGAGCAGGAAGTTTTCTATTATGAAGGCGACGCAAACCCCGCGACCTACACTCCCGGCAAGAACTGGGATACTTCCGAAGAGTCCGGCAAGCAGATCATTAACGATCTTGCGGCAATGATCTCTATGCTCACCTCTCGCGGCCTTCCTGCGACCGAGGCGCTTGTAGCTCCCGATGTTGCGGACGTGATCCTCAACAATGAGTGGATCATCAAGCTGCTCGACAACCGCAACTACCAGATCGGTGGCGTAGATCCCGAAGAACTTCCCACCGGTGCTGTTAAGATCGCACGCCTTAACATTAAGGGCCGTATGATCGACATCCTCAGCTATGAGGACACCTACGAGGAAATCGACGGAACCGTCAAGGCACTCATTCCCGCCGGTATGATCGCTGTCACAGCTCCCGCTGCCGGCCGTACCGTTTACGGTGCTATTTCTCAGGTTGAGCAGCACGACCGCCAGTTCCACACCTATGCTGGTATGTACGTTCCTAAGTACATCGCAGACGCAAACAGCAACACTCGCGAGGTACAGCTCAGCTCTTCGCCTCTCTGCGTTCCTAACAACGAGAACCCCTTCATTAGCGCAAAAGTGCTTTAATTGAGGGATTGAAAGGAGCAGCACGATGAGAAAAATCAGAGTAACAAGAGGCGGCTGCGGCGTAATGGTCACAGACGCAAACGGAACCGTAAGACATACCCTTAAGACTCCCAAAGACGAGCCGTTTGAGTGCGACGACGCGCTTGCGGCGCGTTTTGTCGGCTTGAAGGTCGCTGCCTACGTGGAAACCGAAACCGCAGCTGACCATCCGGAATGTTGCGGCCAGACGGGCGAGCAGGAAGCGGAAGAGGACGAGGCAACTCAGGAAACGGAGGAACCCTCCGCACACTTTGACGCCGAGGAGCTTGAAACGTGGGATTATAACGATCTCAAAAAGCTCGCAGCCGAGATGGGCGTAACACCCGAAGGCAAGAAAAAGGCGGATTATATCGCGGCTATTGTAGCCGCTGACCTCGAAATCGGCGACGAGGAAGAGGACGAAGATCTGCCCGATCTGGGAGTCGCAGACCCCGAATAAAGGAGGCCCTTATATGATCAAGATGATCAAAGGCACATACGGCCGTGTAGTTAACGGATCCGTGGAAGCTATGACGAAGCATTCCCCGCCCTTTTCGCTGCCCGAAGCTCGAGAAGCTGAGCTGGTGGCGGCCGGCGTAGCTGTCAAAGTGGAGGAACCCGAAAAGGGCGTAAACTATGCGGACATGAAAATGGCGGAACTTCGCAAGGTCGCCGCGTCGGTGGGCGTAGACGCGAGCGCGGCAAAGACCAAAAAGGAAGTAATCGCCTTGATCGAAGCGGCTGAAGCGTCGCCGTTTCCCTATGATGATAAACAGTATTGCGGACTGATTGACGAGGACTGACCGATGAGCTTCAAAGAGCAAATTGCAAAAGACCTCGACAACGTGTTCCTCAACACCGACGAGTTCGCCGAGCTGCACCGAATTGAGGGCCGAGAAATCGCCGTCGTTATAGACGACGACCGCCGGAAGAAGCTCAAGCAGGGACAGATCCTCGGCCTCGTCGAGGCGGATATGCTGATCATGGGTAAAACCGCAGACTTTCCGAAGGACTTAGATCCCGGGCGCCCGCTGAACGTGGACGGCCGCGAGCTTCTTATAACAGACTCCGGAGAGGATATGGGCCTCGTGGAAGTGGCGCTCAGCCAAAACAGAACCGGGTAAGGAGGCAAGAGCATGACGCTTGTTCAAAGCATTGATAAGGTGGTCGAATGGCTCCAGACGCACGTATGCGAGCAGATCACCTTCAAACTGCCGGACGACGACAGAAACGACGGCAACTATTCCGTCAAGTATGTGAAGCCGGCAGCCTTCCCGCTTTATGTTCCCGGCAAGGAGCGCCTTCCTCCTACGGTGCCCGCGCCTATCCCTTCGGTATGCGCTCAGCTCGTGGAGGGAAGCGACGACCTTCTCAAAAAGAAGCGACAGCTTCAGATCCGACTCTGTCTCGCGTGCTGGAACCCCGGAGAACACAGCGGCGAAATACTCCATCCCCGCGACAGCGCGGGAAGTATCGGCGGGAAGTCCTACTACTACGCAACCGCCGAAGCAAAGCAAACCTACACCCGAAACGCGAACGGCTGGCGTGACTCTTTCAATTTTGCGGATCTCGTGCTCAGAGAGGTCGAGGGCGCGGAATACATAGGCGGGCTCCGCCTCGTGAAGGAGTCAGGCATAAAATTCGGCCTTTTCACGGAAGAGGG